GTGAAGACATTGAAGATATAGTGTGCAGGGGCAAAGTAGAAGCATACGTGAACAGAGCATTGTGGTTATCATGGCACAGCGCACGCAGTGACTACGCAATTAAGTATCGCAAATACTACGAGCTGCATGTAGAAAGGCAGATTGATGACAGCAAACAGGATGAAACGTGGATAGGTGCATTCATAGATGGTGAATATCTATACAACGCAATCGGGCGGTTGAATGAATTTGATGCAATCCTTTTGCGTCTATACTCAAAACCCGATTTCGACTACAAAGAATTGAGCGCAGAGACTGGTATACCATACAGCTACCTGCGCACTAGCATACATAGAGCATTAAAACGAATAAGAGAATATGTTAAACTTCAACGTTCCCTCTCACATACAGCGCGAGAGATTGAATACTTGCAAAAAATGTAAGTTTTATAACGGTACATTTGGCACATGCGGCACACCTATAGTCGGTAACAACGTCAATGAAGAAGAAAACGATGTTACCTACTACAAGGAGAAGATAAAGCTGTGCGGGTGCTTTATGGAAGTAAAGACAAAGTTCCGCTTTGCATCATGCCCAGCACGAAAGTGGTTTGCTCAAGACATGAAAGAAGAAGAAATAGCTGCGCTGGATGAATTCATTAAACGAATAAGCAAAACGAACCGGATAGAACAGGAAGATTTGCAGATGCTATACTATTGGTACAGCAAAATCACAAAGAAGCACGAACGCCCAAGTGGATGCGCATCGTGTATTCGTGATCTAATAACCGAATTCCGCAGACAACTAGGTAAAGTCGATAAACCATAACAATATGCCTCTACCCACACCCACACCCGAAGAAGAAAAGAACGCATTTATAGCACGCTGCATGAGTGATGCTAAGACGCAAAGCGAATACCCGGACACGCAGCAACGCATAGCGGTATGCATTGCGCAGTATGACAAAAAGTAGTTATTAAACAAATAAGTTTTAATAAATGCCAAGCAAAGGAATCATAAACAACCCCAATGGTAGACCATTAGGAAGCCTAAACAAGAAAACACTTGAGTGGGAAGAATTCGGTAAAGACTTTGTAGCGGAAGCATTGCCAAAGGTTGCAGAATTCATTAACGAATGCATGGATTCACGTGATGAAGATTTGAAGTTCAAGGCAGCAGGGCTTACGCTGGATGTGCTAGAATACTTCAAGCCAAAGCAAGCACGTGTAACGCATGCAGGTGATGACAAAGCACCGGTTATTATTCAGGTGCATTCGGACTTGTAACAAATTTATTTCTTTTATGTTACAAAATTGCCACAAATAGGAATCAAAAACTACAATACAACAGAGCATGAAACTTAATTTCAGCATAGCAGCTAACGCCAAAGGCATCACACTTGGCAAATACATCGACTACCAGAACGCAGTCGATAAGGTGGAGCGTGTGCATATCATTACAGGAAAGAGCAGTGAGAGCATTCGATTGCTTCAGGTGCATGTGATAGATGAAATCATTGAGCAGTTTGAAGCTGCGATAAAACTAACCAGCCAAGACTTTGAACGCACAGTGCGCGTTGGTGCATACGAATTAGGATTTATTCCTGATTTGAGCAGCATGTCTTTTGGCGAATATGTTGACCTAGATACTGCATGTACTGAAGTGTACAAAGATGGGCAGATAATAGGTGAAGCTGCGCAAAAGTTGATGTGCATACTGTATAGACCGATAGTTGCAAAGTTTGGGAAGTATTACGACATAGAGCCCTATAAGACAACTGATAAGCGCAAGTATGAAGGCGCAGTAAGTGAATTAACTTTAGACCATGTGTTAAATACGCTGCTTTTTTTTTCGACTTTAGAACTCGAACTATACAACGATTCCCTCGTTTATTTGGCAAAGGAGATAACGGAGATAGTGAAGGAGATGAAGGAACAGCAACCCCAGATGGATTAGGTGTGTACGGTTGGTTCCATATCATTGAATCTTTGGCCGATAGGGACATATCAAAGTTCGATGCAGTTACGGAACGCAGGTGTTATGAAGTGTTCACGCACTTAACGTATTTAGCAGATTACGTGTATGTGCAGAAAATGGAAATGAAAAAACGCAATAGATAATGACTAGCTACAACTACAGCTATAACGTTCTCATCAATCGCTTGGAAGCATTCGCTGCCGGGCATTTCTTGATTAAGCGATTCACACATGGTCAAATCGACTTAGCAGACCAACTGCAGGATGATCAGTATCCATTCATGCACGTTACGCCCGATACTATCACACCTATTCAGGGCGGTATGCAGTTCGGCTTCATGATCATGTTTGCGGATATACCACGTGATAAGGAATACAAAGCAGAATACCAGCGTGAAGTGATTAGCGATTGCGTGCGCTTAGGACAGGACTTAATTGCTGAAGTGCGTAACGGATTGCAACTGTTTGGATTCGATGTGCAGCTGGTAAACAACCCAACGTTTGAACCATTCATTGAAGAATATAAGAACACTGTTACAGGTGTAGCCTTTACGATTCAGTTAGAAGTGCCGTGGGACTGGAGTGCCTGTGATATACCTGCAGTGTGGACAGTAGGTGGAACGTCTAGTGGTGGAAGCGGTACAGGTTACGGCATCACACTACGCACGAATGGCGTAGATAATGCAGTTCAAAACATCTTAGATTTAGTCGAAGGCACGAACGTAACCATCACTGACAACGGAGATGGCAGTGTTACGATAGATGCAGCAGGTGGAGGGGGTGGAGGTGGTGAATATGTTAGTACCGAATGGAACGCTAACCACACTACAGCACAGGGCAATCCGTATCAAATCGGAGATAGGGTATGGTATAGCGGTAGCGTGTACAGATGCATAGCAAACAATGATGGCATCAACCCTAGCAACCCTACATATTGGACATTGCAAAGTGTAGGCTATCGCTTGCGTCAAACACCTGTAGATTGGAATGCTTCAAGCGGTGACTATCAAATCTTAAACAAACCGACGATACCAACCACACTTGATGATTTAATCACCGGCACAGCTAAAGGTCAGTTAATAGAATATAGTGGTACAGAATGGAGTGTCATCAATGGACTTCCAATAAATGACCTATCCGATGTAACTATTAGTTCGCCACTTAATGGGCAGGTTATAACCTACAATACTGCTCTTAATAGATGGCAAAACCAAGCAGCTGCAGCGCAGGTAAATTCCGATTGGAACGCAGTAAGTGGTGTAGCTGAAATCTTAAACAAGCCAACTATACCTGTCAATCTCGATGACCTTGCAGATGTAAACGCACCAACGCCTAGCAATGGGCAGGTGCTAACATACAACACTACATCGGGAGATTGGGAAGCAGCTACACCTTCAGGTGGTGGTGGTAGTGGTACGGTCACATCGGTAGGGCTTACCATGCCTGCACCAACTAACGCTGCATTTAGTGTAACTGGTTCTCCTGTTAGCACATCGGGTACGCTGGCAGTAGGGGCAAATGGCACAATTGATCAGTACATCGATGGCACAGGTGCACTGCGCACGCTGCCTTCAACAGGTGGGGGTGGTGGTCAGGTATTCTACTTCAATGGTAACGTGGCTCAGCCATCCATTGGAGGTAATAACTATTACCAATTAGGCACAGCTGCAGGCACAGGACCAGCTGCAAACTTTACTGCATCGACTACAGGTGCTATTGCTCGCTTCATTACTGATGTAGGCTCACCTAACCATGTGCTAATACCTGCAGGTGTTTGGACTATTGATGTGTATTTAAGTGAAACAGGCGGTGGTTCTAACCATGCGCAGATACTTGCTAAGCTTTACACATACAACGGCAGCACGTTCACGCTGGTTGCTACTTCCACAATGGAAGAAATCACAAACGGCAACGTGCCTGATTTGTACACCTTCACTATTTCAGTACCTACCACAGTAACGGCTTCAACCGACAGAATACACATTGAATTCGATATTCAAAACACGAATGGTAAGACTGTTACACTTTACACTGAAGATGGGCGCATCGGTGAGGTGCATACCACTTATGCAATAGGCATCAGTTCTTTGAATGGCTTAACTGAAAGCACGCAAAACTTTGCAGTAGGTACAGCGGGCACTGACTTCGCAATCAGTAGTGCAGGAAGCACACACACGTTCAACCTGCCCACAGCAAGCGCAGCAAATCGTGGTGCATTGAGCAGCGCAGATTGGTCAACTTTTAATGGCAAGCAGAACGCAGTTGGATTTACCGATGTCGGTACAGCACTGGCAACCATTCCGAACCCAAGCGCAACACGTTACATCAAAATAAATTCGAACAACTCTGTTAGCGCAATCACTGCGAGTCAATTATTAAGTGACTTAGGTATTTCGTCGAACATCATAATTAACCGCAGTTTCGCAGATACAGCAGCGGTTACAGGAACGACTGCGGTAACTTTAATTTTTAGCGTGTTAATCCCAGCGAATACTTTTCAAACAGATGACTGGATGACGACGCGACTTAATGCAAGAATCTCCGGGACAGGCGGTGCAGACTTTCGCATTTATTTAAACACATCTGCCGCAATCGGTGGAACCATTATCGGGACTTGGAACGCTGGGGTGAATTCAGCGGGTATGTTTGAGCGAAATTATATGGTAACTGCAATCGGCACTTCAGGCTCAATTAAATATGCACCTTTTGCGGGTGTTTCTCCTTATACGGCTAACAACGTGGATTTTACATCACTCACGTTCAACACCACGATTAACCAGTATTTAGTTTTTGCAGTTCAAAATAATAATGTAGCGGGATCGTCAAGAACACATGGAAATTTAATTACAATAACACGATGAGAGAAATACAACCTTTAGACATTTGGAGCAATGGCGAAACTAAAACAGCCGTATGCCTGAAGCTATACATTAGCTACGATAACCTTGAAAGTATTGCTGCTTTGCAGTATTCATTGTGCGATGTTGATGGCTTGACTATTTACGAAGGTCAGGTCATGATTACAGGTGATGACTATTTGAATTGGGGCGCAACCAGTGATTCAAATAATGAAGCCTATATAATAGCGGCAACACAGCTTAACTTGTCATTGGTATAATGGCAACTGAGTTTGACAAAATACTAAACCAATACGCAGCGACAGTAGTCGAACGTGCGCAATCTAACCTGCGCATCAAACGTCGCGTTCGTGGTAAGGTGGTTAATCGTGTTTCATCCGGTACATTGCTAAACTCACTTATCTATAAAATCAAAGTGCGTTATGGTAAGCCAACTATTGATTTCACTGTGGACAATGATGCAGCTGGTAAGTATGCAGATGTAATAGAATTTGGGCGAAAGCCATATCCGGGGCAACCTACTAAACGCCCACCATACAAGGACATCATGAACTGGATTCGCATGAAGCCATTGAAGCTTCGCAATAGACAGGGCGAATTCATCAAATCAACAGAGAGCGCAATCAAAAGTGCAGCTATTGCCATTGCAAAAAGCATTGGTGAACGTGGTATTCAAGGCATCAACTACTACGGAGAAGCAATAGACGATACGTGGGACGATTACAAGGATAAGCTGATGGATGCTTACATAAAAGACATTGAACAAAGATTACTCTTAAACAAAAGATAGATGGCATTAACAATAGTAGATGAACCGTTCAACTGGGTAGTGCGTGGTCAAAAGATTATGCTTATTGCATCGAGCACTGAAACTGCACAGCTAGGTTTTCGTTATGGCTTAGTGATTACAATCGATGCTAAAACGTATCAGTTCTATTTGACACCTGCGCCCGATGGGAATATGTACTTTGATATTGCGCCACTTGTTGACGATTTGCGCAACCAACAATCTCACTTTGCTACCGATAATACAGTAGACGATTTGAGCAAGTATGCATTAAGTGCAGCTATTACTGAATGGTGGTTGGTTGGTGGTGTGCTTACAGAAAATGAAGGAAGCGAAGTAACTATGAGTGGGCGCATTGTCATCAATGGTTATTATCAAGCATTCGATGGATACAAACCAAACCCTGAAATCGGTGTTGACGATATTAAGTACGTGCTTCAGTTCAGCCTTAACTACGGCATGAGCGACCGAAAGTACGGCACGCATTCGTGGTATTTAGCACCATCATGGGGAGCAGGAAGTCCGATAACTCAAAACATTATTTGGATTCCTTCATACGAAACCGATTATGGAACGTTAAGCATACCGGGTAATGCCAGCTACATGTATAACAACCTTGTAGATAATGTGCGCATTTCATTATACAAGCCAACGGGAGTACCACTTACAGAAACGCTATCGTTGAATGCATACGATATCGAAGCTTTGCCTGTTTATCCAGCGAACATGAATGCATGGACTGGTGCGTGGTCAGTTAAACCAAATGAAAACGACAATCCCGGTTGGAGATATTACGAAGTGTTTGCTCGAACAGGCGGCACGCAATCAAGTATAAAGTATCGTTTTTATAATGCAGCATACTATGGGCAGAAAGATTGCCACAATGATGTGATTCGTTTGGGATGGGTGAACAGTCGCGGTGGTTGGGACTACTTTAACTTCATCAAGAAGTCGGAAATGAATGACGAAATTGACCGCAAGAAGTACCGGAAGGTGTTGTTCAATAGTACAACAAGTGTGTTCAGCAAAGACGATCGTGGATTGTATGAGCGCAGGAACTTAGTTCAGCAAGTGTTGACAGTAACCAGCGACTTCATTCAGGAAGGTGAATTTCTATTCCTTCGCTCATTGCTTGTGAGCAATCAGGTTGTGTGGTTAACACAGCGCAACGGTGAGAACATTGCATTGCCTGTTAACTTAGACGATACCACATACACTGAGCGCAAGACACGTGATGGCAAGCTATACAATCTATCTTTGAAAGTGAGAATGGCAAACGAATACTGGACATAACATGAACGGAGAAGTACAACTAATCGTTACAAATGATTCTACTGTAAGAATTAACAGCATTAGCAATGATCCTACTATTGTGGGCATTGGTGTGCTGTCGCGCTTAATCGTAAACAGCAGTCCGGGTGTTGATGCATTGGTTAATGGCGATGTTTTAACTTTGTTTAATGCGGCAGGTCAAAGTGTTGTCAAGACAGTAAATTCAAGACAACTCGACACTCCTGTCGTGGGTCAAACGCGTATTAATTTTTTTGGCACATGGGCACAAGATTATTCAGCTGCTGCAGGTGGCTATTTTATTTTAGGAGCAATTAGTGATTACTACTTAGACTTATTCGAAAACGAAAGCATCTCGCAGAACTGGAAGTTTCAGGACTTATCCAACTTCACAGCGCAGGGTGCATTCAGTCGTGAATTTCGCATACCGATGTCCGATAACAACACCAAAGCTATCGGTCCGTTATTCGATACCAACTCCGAACAGGGTGCGGAAAACTATTTTTTCTACAAACTGCCTGCTGAAATCCGTGTAGATACGCTACCGATTGCCACAGGTTATCTGCGTGTGCGCAAGGTGTACAAGCAAATGAATCGCATTAATGAAGTAGAGGTAGCCTTCTATGCTGAAACACCTGACTTAGTGCGCACCATTGGTGAAAAGAAGCTAAGTGATATTGCTGCGCTTGCAGATTTGAATGAAGTGGTTAACTATGCGAACGTTACTACTGAAACAGCAGATAGGATTTGGACATTATGTGACAGAGGGCAAAGATGGAGCAATGATGGAAGTGCAGGTTCGCGACCGATTCGCAACCAAAATTCACCAGTTTACCCAGCTGATTTGACACCGGCTATTAATTGGTGGTTTTTGTTACGCAACATCGTTAAAGAAGCAGGATTTGATCTTGTTGCATCTTCACTTGAAAATATACTTAATGATTATTGGATGCCTTTCTGCAATAAACCACAACTTTGGATTGATGGTGATGTGAATCAATACTTTTTCCGTGCCTATAATGCTACTCCATTTGTTTTTAGCACAGATCCAAATCCAGGTGTTGGTTATGGTCCATATGTTACATATAATGCATTAACCCAACTATTTGATAATAATGGAGATTTTAACGCGGCAACCGGAACATATACAGCTTCAGCGGCTGGCACATATACATTTGCTGGACAATTTAGATTTCAGGTAACAGCTCAATTTAATCCATTAAATGACGTACGTGTTAATGTAGCAATTAATAAAAATGGAGTTCGTACTGTTATTTCAACACCTAATGTAAATAATTCAGCTAACGCTATTACTGCTTTTTCTTTTACAAATAGTGTTTATTTAGAAATAGGTGATGTTGTGTATTTTGAGTTTCAACCAATATCATTTCTTTTATTCGGTAATGGCACTGAATCAATAGTTGGAACTGCCACTCTACAAGTTGTAACAAGTACAGGAAATTTAGATAATTCCTATATTGCTTTAACAAATGTTTCACTAGACGCTGGTCAAACTATTAACTATGCATTAAACGCACCTGACATGCGACAAATCGATTTTGTGAATGATGTGATTAAAATGCACAACTGCGCAATCGTACCTAGTCGAATTGTTCCAAATCAAATCGCAATCGTGCCTCAAAATAACTACTTAGGTACAGGAGATGTAGTAGACTGGACAAGCAAATTAGACATATCAAAAGATGTTGTTATAGGAAGCACTGTTGATATTCAAAAAGCAACCTTTCAATTTACATATACATCTGGTGAAGATGCATACAGCAAGTTGTATCGTGATGCTGGTCGTGTATATGGTGACTTTAAACAAGAAGGATATACTATCAATCCATCGACTGCGCCAAGTGACTTTGCTATAGGAGATCAAAAAATTACACTTGTAACACGTAGTGCACCTGCTGCAATAATACCCGGCAGTGCTTCACCAATACAATGTTTTTATAATGATCAATTAGAATTTGTTGTACCAGGTCCACGTGCTTTGTTTTATGCTGGAATTGTAAATGTTAATTTATACAATGAAGTAATAGGAAATGCATCATCGACTGTATTAGTCCCAATACTAAATCACTATAGTGATGCATACCCAAATTTTGACGATTTTGATTTAAACTGGGCTCCTGAAGTGCCTCCTCATGTTGTAACGGTTACTACAAATCCATACAACAATTTGTTTAACACGTATTGGCGCAATTACATGAATGAAATTTATTCGCCTGAGGGTAGAATAATGGAAGCATTCTTTGCGCTTGATCTTAAGGATATATTGACTTTTTCTTTTGCAGATAAGATTTGGATTCAGGATAGCTATTGGCGCATACTTGAAATCAGTGATTATAAAGTAGGATTACAGGAAAGCACAAAGGTTAAGCTTATAAAATTCCTTGATCAAATCAATGACTGTTCATCTACACCTGTAGGTATTACAACCAATGGAGAAGTTCAATTTGAAAGTGGGGGTGAGGCGGTCGAACCGACAGAAGATTGCTGTTCACGCTATGGATATTTTTGGGATGAAATCAATGGTGTATGCTGGGCATTCAATAATGGTGGACAATTCCGCAATTCATTGGTTTCACAATCAACAGCAACTCTTGATTCTCAAATGAGCATAGCTCAATTACGGAATTTATCAATTAATAATTCTATAATTCAAGGAGGTAATGTATTAATTGAATCTCCTAATAGTAATTTATTAGCTGTTGGAACTGATTTAAAAATAACAAAAGCGAATACAAACAGCAATGTTTTAGGCCGTAACGTTGTGACTAGTCTACCAGGATTGCATGTAGGCGGTGGTTATCGCGATGGAAATCCAGCTAATACCGAGTCAGGATGGGCGCAAACAGGAACTGTAATACTACATTACAAAGATTCTTGGGTAAATAGTCAAATTTATAATTTGCTCATTGAAGGTATAGCTAATGAATTTATTGAATTACCAGACGACACGCTGTGGAGTTGTTTAATGAATGCAACAATAATTGACACGAGTACAGGTAATTATTGTATAGGTCAATATTCATTCGGATTGCAAGTAACAGGTGGCATAGCAAACGCAACAGCAATTACTACCGTCAATGAAATCAATAATACTGCATATACTTTCACTTATGATGTAGATACTACAACCAATACTGCGCAACATCGCGTCAATTTGCAAGTAACTGGACTTGGTGCTACCACCATAACTTTCGTTGTTACAGCTTCAATACATTACCAACAAAATAAACTCGCATAATGAACTCAATTAAAAACTCAATGCGCTACTTACAGCTGGGCATCGCAACAAAGAAGCAACACAACTACTCGCTACGCAAATGGCAGCGTGTATTGTGGTATGTTACGCTCTATACATGGCGCATGTTGATAGGACTAAGTGTTATTTTTTTAATCTATAAACTCATCTACTAATGGCTGAACCTATTGTAAGGACGTTTCAAATTGACACAGGATCAAGTGAACAAAAATTAAATGCACTTGGTAGTGGATTGGATAATGTTGAAAACAGCAGTAAATCGTTACGTGCTCAATTAAGAGAATTAAATCAGCAGCTTGCTAATACTGATCCACAAACGCAAAAGTATCGTGAACTTAGTGCGGCAGCAGGGGAGTTAAAGGATAAAATATCTGATGCTGCGCAGGCAGTAGGTACACAGGCAGGTGGAGCATTTGAAAAAGTTAGTGGTTCACTCGGTCTTGTGACATCGCGACTTTTATCATTAGACTTTTCAGGTGCAGCTGAAGGTGCTAAATTATTTGCTCAAAATGCAGGTGATTTAAAACTAAAAGATGTAAGCGAAGGTGTAAAAGGTTTGACTTCTACGCTGGGCACTTTAGGTAAAGCATTATTGACTAATCCTATTTTCTTACTTGGAACTGTTTTAGTCGGAATCATTTCAAACTTTGATGCACTTAAAGCTTCGGGTGGTGCCTTAGGTAGTTTTTTAACAGGACTATCTGATACCGTTCAATTTCTTAAAGATAGTTTGATTACTTTATCCGATGCTTTAGGCTTTACAAATACG